GACTCTATAAGATTTACTGTTAAATTATATGCTGGTTGAAAATAGGGAAGAATTTGTTCGACAATTTGTAAAGCATCATCATTCAATTTGCACATAATACTCAATTCAAATTGCATATTATATGGAACTGGCATATATGCTTTTTTAGTTACGCTATTATCTGTTTCGTCTTTTACTGTAAATTGTTGAGTTGTAGTTACTTTTCTTGAAGGGTCATAAGTAATTCCAGTAAACTCAAATGACATTCTGGGAAGAGTGATTTGAGTTGATTTGTTGAGATCTGGGGATTGTTCTAATCTTGCTAAAAACTTTTGAGTGGGACCATATGCAAGAGGAACTTTAATAACACTCGTAACAGCATCAGATGAGTCTGTGTGTTTAATTGAAATATCATTAAACAATGTTCCAAATGAAATCACTGTTTTTCGTAGAATTTGATGATAAAAATACTCAAACATTTTTTTGCTCTTAAAAGTTAAAAGTTAGTATAAGTTATTTAGGTTAAGGTTGTCCGAAAGGATTTTTTTCATTAAAATTCAAGATAGAATCCGATTCTATTTCTATTTCATTATTATCCGCATACCCATCATTTGATACGCTAGTATTTGCAGACCGTAATGGATATGAAGCTCCTGATGTTGACCCAACAATGTTTTCACTAACAGTAAATGTGCCAGTTACCCCATAAACATCTAGAGTATTGGTTGCAGAATTCCAACTTCTAACTCGTGCTGTGGTTCCACTTGTAGATCCTGTTACAATTTCATTAAATTCAAAGTTCCCTGTTGCAACCACAAGTGGTGGCGCTGAAATGGTGATTGTAGGCGCTACAGTATACCCTGCACCAGCATTTGTTATGTAGACCGCAGATATCGTTCCAGTGGCACTCACGACCGCCGTAGAGGCAGCAGAGACTGTAGATATACCCGTAAAGGTTATGGTTGGTGGATTTATGTATCCAGACCCACTATTAGTGATTGTAATAATTCCTACAATACCATTTTCGATTATTGATGTTGCTGCTGCTCCACTTCCACCACCGCCTACAAATTTGATTCCCGGTGCTTGAGTGTATCCAACACCTGCATTAATTATTCTAACACTTTGAACCGATTTGGCAGATGGATTAACATTATCTGTACAAACAACTATGCCACCAATCATAATGGCAGTTGCAATACCAGTAATATTTCCAGATGGAGCAGATCCAATGCCAACAGTTGGAGTGCTAGTATATCCGCCACCTCTATTGGTTACCGTAATTAATTTTATTCCCCCGTTAACAATTCCAGTTACTGCGGTTGCGGTTACTCCAATTCCAACTAATGTTAGTGTTTGCGTAGACCCTAATAAAATAGTTCCTCCATCTAATCCATCTATTGGTTCTAGTAAATCATCAATATTATCAACTCCAGTGCTAATAAATTCATCTTCATATCTAAAGAGTTCACATTTTAATTCATAAACATAATTCTTTTGAAGTTGGTAAAATGGTTTTTCGTGCTCAACATACTTGATTTCAAACAAACGATCACCAAGAGGAAAATAAATTAAGTCGCCCTCTTTCGGTCTTGTTGATAATTTAATATTTGTTTCATTTTTTATTAAGGGGGATATGTAAGTGCTAAATCTTTCTTGAGATATAATTAAAGTAATTTCATTTGTTGCTTGAATTCCAAATTTTGATAAAAGAGTTGGACTTTCTGAATATCCATCATAATTTTCAACATAAGCTTCAATTGGATATGCATCATCAAATCTAGATGCTATAACTTCTTTTATAATTGTTTTTTCTGTTAGATATTTTCTTGGCAAATAATATACTTCAACACCATACATTCTCAACTGTTCATTGATTAAACTTTGAACAAGACTTTGTTCTGATGATGAACCCTGTAAAAAGTATGAATTTAACATGGTAAGTTATCCAATCAAATCTAATGGAGGAAGTTCATAAGTATTAGACATTTTTTCCATTAAAACATCTAATTCTTTTTGTGCATCATCGTAAATTTGTCTACCATTTAATTCAACTCCTCCTGGAAGTTTTACTCCTTGAAATTTAATTAAGTTTTGTCCCCATTGCTTTTTAATTAACGATGTAAGATACTTTTTAAGAAAAGAGTCGTTCCAAACTCTTGCATAGTCGTTTGGATCTAGAGTCGTATAGCAGTCAAGAACAAAATAATCTCCCACATTAACCGAACCCCAGTCTATGTCCAAGTATAATCTATCTTGTCTTTTATTAAATCTAATTTGTTTTTGAGTGTTTAATAAAAAGTCAATATCTTCCAAATAGGTTTTAACCATTGCATAAGTTAATAATTCAGTTGTTCCCATATAGTAAATATCATTTAAAAATAATTGATATTTAACACTAAACATACCAGTGCCAATACTATTAGATCCATCAAATTGAAATATTTTTGTAACTCCAATAATTGATGGAGGAACTTGCAAATAATTACTATTTTCTTCAAAAGAAAATGTAGTTGCAGTGCCTACAATTGTTGTTGTTGCGGTGGTTGTAACGATTCCAACGGCAACATTAGATCCACCTCTTGATCTACCTCTGTCAATATCACCTTGAGTAATTTTATATTTAAAAAATGCGGGATAAACACCATCAAAATGTCTTTCTTGAAAAAACTGAACAGCATCGTCAACCAGATCTTCTATTTGCTCGTCGGCAACATTAATTTCAAGCACAGGTGCTCCTAATTGCCTTTTGCAATAGTTAATTAATTCTGTTCTAGTAGATGGTTGCGCCATTTATCAGTACCTCTCCAAGTATTTATGGTGCAGATGAAATTCCTGGTTTAACTAAAATCATTCCATCTATGATTCTGTAAATTGTAGATCCAGAACTAACTAAAACATCATAAATGTATCTTCCTTCAGTTAATAATCTTGTTGCTGTTGAATCTAAAGAAATTTTAAATTTACCCCCAGCAGCACTTGTGAATCCAACAGCAAAAGATGCAATTGGATAGGAGGTTGAACCAATGGATACACTTTTTGCCATTTGAGATGATCCAGTGTATCCAGTAAAATTAAAAGCAGTGTTTGCAACACTAACCACATCAAAATTTGCATTAAAAGTAGCGCCTGTATTAATAGTTAAATTAACTGGATATGCTACATCTGCATCAGGATCAAATATAATTTTATTTTTAGACATTTAGAGCTCCTAGATTAGCAACAACCTCTTGTTGTTTTAAGTAAAGTTTACAATAACATTTTGCAATATCTTTAATTTTTTCAATATTTTCTAAACTATCTATCTCTGAAGAAATTTTAAAATATTCAAAACTTTTAGTTAAGTTTTCTAATTCTATTTCATCTGGGTTCATTGATTAAACTCCTAAGTAAAGATTTAATTTCATTTAAATCATCTTTCATGTTTGCAACATCAGACTCTAGATTATGTATTTTTTCTTTTTCTTTTAATGTAGAATTACGACGAGAAAGGTATTCGTCGTACTCTGATTTATTTGTATTAATAATTGCATTAGTTTCCGTATTTCTTATAAGATGTTCATGTCCTTTTACTTTTAGATTTTTCATATTATGCTAGTGTTATAACTCTTAATTCTCTAACTCTAGGAACATATGTTTGATTTGTTGATGTAAGAACAAATTTAATTCTATATGCTTTAAAAGAAGGTAGATTGTTTGCAGTAAATGTATACTCTTTATATGGCACAGAAGTAAATCCTTCTGCATCAGAAAGAGTTGTATAACTATCTGGTTTTCCATTACTATCTGCTACACTAATAATTTCTCCTTTTGCGTTCAAATTATCATATCCTGGAAATGGAACAAAAATAGGATTAAAACCTTGAGTGTCACTGATTGCATAAAAAGCCCTAATATCAGAATAGTTGTTAATATGAGCTGATAAAATAATTTTAATGGACTCGGCAGGAGATTCCAACACATTTTCATGTGAAACATATTGACAGGCAGTTGGATCTTCAGTAAGGGTGTTTACTCTATTATCGGTCACATAGTCTGAAATTGCATTATTTACTCTATTTGAGGTTAGAATAATATTCATTCTTTGAGTATCAATGATTGGTGTCAGACGATTATCATTTGAAGTCATATTTAATTTAACATTAAAAGATCTATCTCCAGGAAACACTTGAATTGAACTATTTGAAGTTTCATTGACTCTTGACGCAATAATTCTTGGAGAAGTTAAATAATTTGATTTATTAAGAGTAATCGATTCATATCCCTTATCAACAAATGGAACATCTGAACCTGTTCCGGATCCATCATTCAAACTTGTTCCAGAAACTGTTCTTATTTCCGCAGTAACATTGGTTCCAGGAACAGTAATATTTTGAATCATTGGTGTAATGATTTCAAAAGGAATATTTTGTGTTGCTCTAATATTAAATCCACCTGCAGATTTTGTTTGATTTGCATAAAGTTTTGGAAAACTTACTCCATCAGTTCTAGCAGTACCACTTGATGCAGTATCTAGTTTAATATTATATGAATCAAAAGATAATGGATTTGAAACAGTTACATCATCTAATAAGTGAGTTTTGTTAATTCTTCTTAATGAGACTCCACCAAGTTCGTATTTATAAACTGATGTTCCAACCAGATAGTTTTTAGGATTAGAACCTCTTGTTATTCCGCTAATTGAACCAGCAGATACTGTAGTATAACTGATGACTTCACTTCCAATTAACAGGTATCCTGCGTTTGTTGTGCCAACACCAACATTC